CTCTTCGTTGATCGGCTGGTCGGTAGACAGGATGCCGGTGGGGTGGGCCCCGTCGGCGAAGAAGTCGCTACCGAACTGCTCAGACGAGATGCTGAGGCCAAGCGTGCGGGCGTGGTTCTGGATCACGCTGAGGCCGAGAATCTGGCCGGGCTGGGCGTTCGCGCGGCGGTGGATGATGCCGCCCTCGGGCTGTACGCGGAACGGGTTGGCCTCGTCCTGGTTGTAGCCGGTGCGGAACTTGATCTGGCCGGTGCCGGGGTCTCGGTAGACCGTCACCTGGTCGGGGTTGAGGATGGTCATCACGTCGGGGCGTCCCGCCGAGTTGACCTTGTCGACCCGGATGAACACGTTGCCACGGAGGATGCGGCACACGAGGTACTTGTACGCGAAGTCTGCGATGCCGTACCCCTGCCCCTCGGGGTCCAGCACGTTGCGGGGTACATCGATCTCGCGCTTGACGTCGCCCTGCTTTGTGAAGCAGCCCACGTCGAGGATGCCGGGCAGATCGGCAACGAGGTTGGTGCCCGACATGAGGGCGACCTTCTGCATGGCCGTGCCAGGCGTCACAGGGGTGCCAGCCGTGGCGAAAGGGGGCCTTGTCGGGATGAACTGGTTGGAGGAGGTGAAGTACCCCCCGTACGCCCGTGCTTGCGTCTCAGGCCCGCTGCGGCCCTTGAAAAGCGTCACCTAGTTCACCGCCTTCCCAAGAGGTAGCCGAGCCCGACCAATATCAAGCCTGCTGCGATGATGCCAATGGTTGGGTCGATCCGCCCCAGACCCACCACAACCAACGCCAAGCCAATGATCTCGATGGCGGTGGTGATCTCGTCTCGCATCGTGTACCTCTCCGCGTCGTGCGCGTCACTTAGGAGGAAAAAAGGTGAAGGATGACTGATATAGGTATAGGTGCATTGCGGCCCGCTCAGTGACGTGCCATGGCACCTGCCATTGCCAGTTGCTATGGCACGTGCCATGGCGTTCGCCAACGTTCCCCGCCTGAACGTACCGAATCGGCCCCGAGTTACCCGCTAGTAGACGAACGCGAGACTAACGTGAAACTAACATCGTACTAACGGGTAACAAGGGAAAAACTGGCCGAGTTTCGGGCCTCGAGGTATGGCACGTGCCATGGCATCTGCTCCCCCTGTGGATAACTTTCGAGGGCTACCAGACGTTGTTGACAGCGGCCAAATCGGCGACGTTCAACGCCGCCCCGTACCGCGCCAGGCACGCCGCGTCTAGCGGGGTGATGTCCATCGTCTGCTGCCGACGCTCGAAGATCCATGCGTCAGACCGGTCCCGCTTCACCGCACCCAACATCGCCAGATTGAGGCGTTCGTCGTTGCGGTGCCGCAGCCGGTCCTCCGTGGCCGCGTCGTACCACTGGCCACACGCCACCGCGTACTCGCCGGTCGTGAGCTCGTGCACCTTGACCCCGGCCTCAACCAACTCCGGCACCAAGGCGTACGCCGCGCTGCTCTTGTCCACCCAGAACCCAAGGCTGTCGTGCCGCGCCTGAAGGGCAAGGCACCGCTCGGCCAACCACCGCGTTCCGGGCCGGTTCTCCACCACCTCGACGCCGATACGGCCATCGGCCCGCTCCCCGGCAGCACCAATGCTGACCCGCGTGCGCTCCGGGTTCATGCCAATACCGAACGCCACCGGGTCCTTCATTGCCCGCTTGTCGTGGATGCGGCCCCACAACTCCGGGTCAATGATCGGCTCGTGCGTGATCTCCTCGCACCACTGGTTCAGGTACGCACGCCGGAACTCGTTGAGGTCCATGGACAGAAAGTCCGACTGGATGGCGTCCTCGCGCACCGTGTGCTCCCGGCACGTGTCCGGGCAGTCCGGCCAGTGCAACGCGGGCATGGTCTCGCGCCAGAGTTGGGGGTTGTCGTAGTCCGTACGGTCATCTGGGGCCGACCACTCGAAGTAGCACAGTCCACGGTCTACGCCCGCCTCGACGGCGGCACGGCCCTTCTCCACCTTCGACTGCAGATAGAACGACTTCTCGGTACCAGCCGTCGAAACCACCCACAACTGGGCGTTCCGCTTGGTCACCATCGCAGGCTTGAACGCCTGCTCCAGCCGAGCATCTGCCAATGCGAACGCCTCGTCGATGTACCCCTCGTCGAGGGTGCTACCGTGCCCGGCCTTCTCCGTCGTGCTAGTGATCCCGAACCGGCTACGTGTCGAGTGCCAAATGATGGCCTCGTTGCCGTTCGTCTTCCGAGCCTTGTATTTGCCCTTGAACGGCGAAGCCTCCAACGCCTCGAGGTAGTCGTCCTCCCACTTCTTGCGAGAGTCGTTCCTCGTCTGCGCTGCGTACGAAGTCACCTGCCTCGGCCACGCCAAGCACCGGTGAGTGTTCTTCGCCAGAATCAGTGTGGTCTTGCCGCTCTGACGCGGCACCGTGAGGCCAACCTCGCGGTACACGAAGTGCCCCGTGTCCGGATCGATCTCGCAAGCCACGTCCACAACCATCTGCTGCCACGGCATCAACGGCGTACCGTACCTCGCGGCGACAGCGGCCACCTGCGGCCCCAGCGTGGGCCGGGAGTAGTTACGGGGTGTGGCCCATCGTGGAAACGCCCGCAACCCCGAGACCGGAAGCCCAACTTCCCCAGTCATCGTCGTCACTGGCGTCTTCCTTCATGATCTCGGCCATCGCCTGCCGGAACTCCTTGGACACCGCAGCCTGCGCCAAACCAGCGCCCTTGTCGAGCGCCGCCGCAAGATTGAGGAGCAACGCCGCCCGTACCTCAAACTCGTGGTCCCATTCGGTGCCGCTGTCCTGACGCTTCAGGCGCTGCTGAACGATCAAGTCCTGGGTGCGCTCCAGCAAGTGTGCCATCACCACTCCCTAGACGCCTCGTACGGCGTAACGTCATCTCCTCGTGCAGACCTCCGACTGTTGCACCCATAGTGTGCGAGGCGAAGGTTATCGCGTACAAGAGCCAACTCAGGGTGGCTCGACACGCTACGAACATGATCGATGGATGGCGACTCAGACGAACGTGGAGGCGCACCACGATCAACAAGCCCCAGGCAAATCCAGCACACGGTCTCCTCGGCTAGTACCCGTTGCTTGAGTACCCTCCAAACGCGACCTTTACGCCACGGTTGATCGTGGTGCGCGCTCACCGCTAGAGACTAGCGAGGTATTCCTTTACCGTCTTGACCACCACCGACTTCGGGGGAGAACCAACTCCCAACGCATCCTCGTACTGGACACGGTGCGGGGCACACAGAGGCCACCGGCTACCCGAAGAAAAACGGTTCCAAATCACGAACGCGGCCAACTCGCCGCAATGATGGTGCATGCACGGCACCGGCGTCGGATCATGCACACACAGGCCAATCACCAAGGGAACAGCAACGTCTGCGCCCGCGCAACCATCAGCGGGTCGATGTCACAACCAGACGCCGCCATATCCAAAGCGTTCGCCACCGCCAGCACCGTGCCCGAACCACAAAACGGGTTGAACACATGCTGGTACCCCTGCCGCGCCAAATGCTCCACCGCGAGGCGTGCTGCGTTTGCACCCATACCGTTCGGGTATGTCACAGCGCCGCGGACGAAAACATCCGGCGTGGCAGGGCCAGGGCGGGTGCTCGGGCCACCCACCGCTATCAGGTGCGAGAACGTGGGCCGATGAATGTCCGTCGACCCCGAACCGCGCCGCTGAGCGATCTTGTGCCAGAGGACCTTCTGGCCCACCTTGGCGTACTTCCCGGACTCCTCGAGGACCATCTGAGCCTTCGAGACCGTCGCACCCTGATATCTACGATCGGTGACGTAGAAGATCGCCGGATGGTCACCGGCCAATACCAGGCATGCATCAACGGCACCCCGGAACCAGTCCTCCCACTCAGGGGGACTGACCCCGATCTCATGAGCATCCGGCGGACTAGTGATGACCGGCCCGTTCGTGCCCTTATCAGCCAACCCCAGGCACCACTCAAGAGCGTCACCAAGAACCACCCGCCTAGACATCACGCACCACACTTCCACCCCGGCTTCGTAGGCCACCGATCTGCGGTAGGACGCTCGCGGCAGTCAGAACATACGCGGCAGTACTGGACCCGCGAAACCGGGGAGACAGGGGACCTTCAGGCAGCGGAAGTGCGACGCTACCAAGACTGTACGTAACACGAACCCCCGACGACGCGAATCCCAGACGCCACGCCGTCATACCTCGTACCCGACCAGGCGCAGCACGTCGTCCAACGCATCCATCTTCGCGTGGAACGACAGATCCGCCCACGACACCCTCGGGTGCTCCAACTCGAACTTGGTCTGCGCCAACCCAAGAGCGTACGGGCGCGGATCACCATGCCAAGACTCGCACCACGGCGAATCACAGCCAGAACGCGCCTCATTGAACGACAACGTGTTGCACGTCGGGCAAAACGTCCCAGACTCGTACTGAGGCATCACGAAACCCGCTCATCGTGAGCAGCCTGCAGCGCCAACCGGCGCGTCTGACCCGACAGCGCGTACGCACGGTTCGCGCAATACGGCTGGTTCGCCCCAATCGAGTCGCCCAAATCCTCGAGCGCCTCCGAAATCAGGCCCAACCGGGACGCCAACTCGCCAACCCGCTCCGGACACCAACGCTTGTGAGCGCCAATACCTCGACAACCGCCACAATCCACGAGACACCCCTCCGCTAGTCGTAATGAGCCCTGGCGGACCACACTCGGGGGAGGCCCCAGTAGAGGACGGGATCTCAGCCACCCAACGTACCGAGATCCCCTGGGGTTGTGGCCCGCCAGGGCACAGTGGCAGCCCGCCCCGCACGCTTCCCCGATGCGTAACCGGAGCCCCGATGCTGATTGCCCCGTCGCACCGTCGCACGAAACGGGCTACCTGGGGCACAACGGTAATACGCGCACGAGGGCTACACAAACCGGCCTAGCCCACCCCTCCGAGCGCCCCAAACGCGCTCGAGACTCCCCCCGGAGCCGCTCGGGGGGATAAAGGTGAGCGCCGAAGGTGCCCGTGGATGGGG